CACTCTAGCAGCAGTATTTTTATTTACACGAGAAACTACACCATCATCAGGATCAAGAAGATTTTTAGTTAGCATATCTAGCTTTTCATCCATTTTGTCAAGCTTTTCTTCCATAGAATCCATTCTTTGTTTCATAAGTGCTATTTCTTGTGCTGCTGTTGCTCTTGCCATTTTACTAACTAATACTATTTCTACTTTTTATATCATTTATAACTTTTGTAAACTCAGACATATTTTGTGTTAAATCTTGATTAAATATGACATATTCAGATACTTCATCGCTAAAAGCATTTTGTTGAGTACCATGAGAACCTATCTTATCAATAACCAATGGACTATTACCTGCATTATTACCTGCAGTAGAAACTAAATTATCTGAAAATTTTTGAGTTGTGTTTTCAAACATTTTTACTGTGTTAGCTGAAGCATTTCTAGCGATAGAAAACACAAACTTTGTATCTATTGGAAAATCTGAATCAGCTTCTAAATCAAAAGAATTAATACCATGACCACCATCAGTAACATCAAATTGTAATCTTACTTTGTCATCTTCGTTAGTTTGACCAAATCTTAATAAAACACCATTTACATCTAGATTACCTAAAATCGTATCAACATTAAAATTTGTTTTTACAACAAGAATTATTGTAAAACTTGTCAATGAAATATCACTATCATTTACTAATTGAGCAGCAGAACTTGTAAAATCCAAAATGCCATTAGTTATGGTAGGCTGTAAGTTTTGAGTGCTTTGTGTTAAATTGTTAGATCCTTTTTGGTCAGCCCAAGCTGAAATACGGTTTGGAGTCAAGCCTGTATTTATAGTTTGTCCTGTGTTAAAGGTATACCAATGTAATAAGCTAGATACACTTTTCAAAGTGAAACCACCTACGTTGTTTTTTAATACTAAATTTAATCCAAATCCTAACATATTATTCTGTATAAACTACTTCTATTGTACCATTAAATCTTGCTGTTGTTTCATCAGTATTACCTGCAGCAATCGTTACTATTAAAACATCTCCTGCAGCAAATGTTGCTGAAGAACCTAAACTACCCATACCAAATAAATCTACTGTTGTATTACCACCACCTGTTTCTGTTGTAGTCGCACCTAATTGTGTTAAATCAATACCTGTAGAACTATTGTCACTTGGAGTGCCTTTGAAAAGCTTAAAACTAACATTCTTACCATTTGTTGCAGCAACAACACCTGCAAAGGTGTTTACAAAACCTGCTCTTGTGCAATATAGTTGTGCTTGTGCTACAGCATCCTGTGCATCAGCAGTTGGATCTGTTACAGAAGTATTAAAAAGATGTGTACTACCACCTGCAAAGGTAGGTGCAAAGTCACTTGTTGAGGTAACAGCACTAAGTGTTCCCCCAACCCTTACAAAATGTGTTCTTCTCAAATTATCATCTGCCCAAGAAAGTGCATTACTACCATCTTTTGTCAAAACAGTATTTGCACTTGCAAGACTAAAATCTTTTGGCACATGCAATTGTGAGTTGTCTAAGCTACTATGTTCGTTACTTGCCATATTATGCTGATGCTATAAATATTTCTACATCTACATCATTACCTGCAGGATTAACCTTGATACTTGCAACATCAGCCATAGTTCCAAAACTAGGAGTTGTATCTGCTTCTGCTAACATCAAGTCATCAGGAGATCCAAGAATATGAGATTCACCTGCTTTTAGTGTTACCTGATAAAGGGTTGCTGCACCAACAATTGCTAATTCTACAGAA